AGGAAAGACTTTTGCGTAAACACTTCGGTGAGATCAAACGCACTATCGTAGATTTCTTTCTGCTTATCTTCAGAAATATCAATCTTACCAGCAGTAGTAAACCTTGAAGAGACATACGTTGGAAAGTCACCTTGCTGTTCAACTTTAATTTTAAAGTTAACACCTTCGTCTCCAAGATCAAAGATTCGAGGACCGAATTCTTCTGCATCTTCACCTTCAATCGCTTCAGTAATAATTTTTTGAAGCTGCTTACCATATCGAAGAATTTTTACCTTACCATTATTATCCGGGTTGGCAGGATCGTCAATAACATAGACATTAACAAGCCACTTTTCCAAGCGCCTAATAGCTTGCATTTTTTCCTTTTCTTCTTCACTACCTGTTCTAAGAACTTTAAAACGTTCTTCAGCGATTGGATCTCGCTCACCGAACGTCTGCGGACTTAACGTTTGAACATATTGACCAGTAGCAAAAGAATTCCAGCCATGATTATAATAATGAAAAAATGTCTTACTCGGATCTTTAGCAAAAGGCAAAAGTCTTACCGTAAAAGTATTGCCTACCTTAGTCTGCATAATTTCGTTGAATGTAGCAGAGCCTTTACTCTCGGAGCTCGCTAACGCGTCTTTAATTGATTGAAACATTGAAGTATTAAAAGTACTCATGCCATAATTATAGGACCTACAAAGAGAAGTTCAACGGTTTTTTACAACTGTATATTCGAATTCGAATTAAGGAACTTAGTAATATACTTCGACTTTGTAATTGCAGGTTCAAAGTCAATGAACAACTTTACTATATCAAAGTTTGTTTCAATAGTTAAAAGATCCTTTAATATATTTCTCAATCTTTCCTCCTGTAAAACTAGTATAAAAATATTTTGTAATGATAATTTTTTACCTTTTAGCATTGAACAAAACGTACAAAAACAAAGTAAAAGATGCTCCGTTTCATCCTTTATTAAAGTCTTGGAGGGGTTCGGTGATATGTTAGATGTTGTTAACACGGTACAAATGTTTTGGTTAAGTTTGCAAATTGTTCAGTTAACTTACCACCAGCTGATGCTGCATGCCCCCCGCCTTGACATAACTTTGTAGCTAGAATACTTAAGTCAGCATCACATTGTTTTGATCGCCTAAACGAAACTGTTTTAGCTTGTGTGTTTACTATAATGCTTATATCTGTATTATACTTGTTTATTAAAAAGTGTGCGAGTTCATTAATTGCATAGTTTGCAAATGTAGCTACAACACTATAGTCTTTTATCATACCTGTAAAGACTTCACCTGTATCAATTTGATCTTTAAATTTTCTAAAATATAGCTTTATAGCATTTTTTTCATGTATGGTAAATTCTCTATAACCGTCTATAAATGCCGCTATAAATTTTTCCGTTTTAGGAGAATTTAAATTATAATATATAGCATTTAACTTTAACGACTCTTTGTGTTTTGTATTATACCAGTCATATGTACTAATATACTCCAACAACTCTTTTTGTTTATCTGTTAAATGCTGTAAATGCTTATCAAATTTATCCAAGATTAGATCTACGCAAGAATAATAGCTATCATCAAGTATAGTTTTTGCTTTACTATAAAGCTCTTTATGTTTAGTGTGATTTTTATGGGCATCAACTACTACTACATTTGGTTTATCAGCTAGCTTAATTTGCTCGGGTGTTAAGTCTAGGTCGATAATATAGACCCTATCATAATGATCTAAGGATTCTTGTGCACCCTTAAACTTACCGGTAAAAGTATACTCTGTAACATCATTAATACTAAATGTTTTAGCATCTTTATATAACCACTTTAGTACAAGGGTAGCACCTGCACCATGTAAATCTGTATCTGTCCATACTTGGATATTCACTTTCTAGTATTTACTAAAAGTTCCTTATTGTGCAAGCCCAGCTAATACGTTAAGGGTATCATCCATATCTTCTCCTATCTCAATATCATCTGCTTGCTCAATAGTTAAAGTAGAGTAATCAATTCTCATTGCTTGTGTATTACCTCTCGGACCATAACGATTTTTCATCATACCTAGTCTGATAACACCTATACCTCTATCTTCTTCATTCTGGAAAATAGAAATAATTGCATCAGCAGTAGCAGCTAGACCAATAGATTCAGAAATAGTCGCTAAGTCGGGATTATCTGTATCAAACCCTGCTCTATTCAATTGAGTAGCTGAAATAATAGGACAATTAAACAAGTAGCTCATAGCACGTACTTGCTCTGTAACATGCTTAATACGTTCATATGAATTATTACCCACCGTAGAGTGCATTAGGTTAAGGTAATCTAGTACAATTGCATCTAACTTAATGCCCTGCTCTTCAAACTTCTTAATAAACGCTTTTAGTTGGTTAGCTGTAATAGTTGCAGGCGGAAACTCTTTAATAAAAATTTTACCATCTTCATTACTCATACCATGCTTAATACTAGCAGAGTTTTGAGCTAGTTCTTTCATTGGAATCTTTGTAACGTTACTACAAATACGTCTAGCATACAATAGCTCAGACATTTCTAAAGTAACCAATAAAACGTTCTTACCTTCTTCAGCTATATTACTAGCAATGTTACCCAGAAAGATAGATTTACCAATATTAGTTTCACCAGCAAAGACATATAGAGCTTTTCCCGCTTCCAAAAAGCCTCCACCAAGACAATTATCTAACCATTCCCATTTACTAGGAACATATCTCTCTACAGAGTTAAGATCATCAATAAGTTTATCAACATCGCCATAAAAATCTAAACCAAGATCAGTAACGAGATTAATATTACAAGATTTTTCGAACTTATCTAACACAACAGACGTATCTACCTTACCACTTGATACATCTTCAGCAACATTTAGCATTGTATGATAGACAGCCTTCTCTTTAAGGAACTGCTCCGTATTATCATACAGCTCGTCTTTATCTAAAGTATTATCAATATCAGAAAACGACTTAACAAGTTCCTTAAACGACTCTTTTTGCTCGTCAGAAACAAGATAAGATTTTATTTCAGTAGCAGTTGGAAGTTTATTTCTATTTTCAGAAAACTCTTTAATAATATTAAAGATACTTGCAATCGATTTATTTTTAAAGTACTCAGGCTTAACAAAATCAGCAATAGAAGCCAAATAACCACTATCAGTAAGAGACTTATAAATAAGAATATTTTCGAAATAATCTAAGTCTAATTTACTCACAACTTTATGGTATTATATTTTATTTTGTTTTCCACTTGTCTAAAAACCACTCTTGTCCTTGATTAAATTCTTCTGTAAATGATGTCAATCCCGGAGAATTATGAGTTACTAATATATCACCAACACCTAATTTAAACCCACTCTTATGACATTGCATAGAATAATCTAAGTCATAAAAATGCCATTTAGCTGGACAGTCTTCATCAAACCGAGTTTGCTCAAATACCTTTTTCTTTATCGCGAGGAACACTCCATCTAAAAGAACAACGCGCTTAGGGTAAGGCCCGAACGATGTCATATGTTTATCGTCTTGTGTGCCGTGTGCTACTGCGCCAAATAAGTTTCCAGAACCGAACCCACCGCCCATTATATGCCAAAGAGCTGGTGTTTGTAATTTTACTTCTGTTGTACCAGCACAACCTACAACGTCAAATTTTTTAAAGAGTCGCTCTAATCTTTGTTCTGAAAAATTTTCTAAAATAACATCATCGTGAACAAGTACTAGATGCTCTACGTTTTCCTGTAAAGCAAAATCAATAGCTTCATTATAAATTTTATGAAGCGACTTTTTATTGTTTTCCTTTATAAAGATATCAATATCCTGTTCCTTACATGTATTGTAAAGAATTGAATCTTCCTTTTTACCTGCTGTAGCAGAAAATATAAATGTGTTACTCATACAAATGTAAATGGTGATTTTGTTTCAAAGGTTCCAACTTTATTCCATCGTTTTGTTTTTTTGTTTAGCTTCATTATAACACCTTCCTCTAGAACCTTATAACCAGCACCAGGCATAGTAGAGTAGCTACCTTTAGTATTGTAGTGAAGTATTGATCCTACTCTAGCTATATATACATCATTTGTCTCACAGTTTACCATGCTTT